TGGGTCAATCTTTACTTGACCATACATTCTAGTTTTATGAATAACGACATCATGGAATTTTACTTTATCAATAACCTTACCATTGTCATCTTCAAATTCTTCTTCGTATTCTTTATGCTCTGTAACTGAAACTTCTTTGTCTGCAATAAGAAGATTGTATTCATCATCAGTTAATCTTTTATATTCTTCTCTTGTAATTTTTTCAGAATCATCCCAGTATACTTTTAGGATACCATTCTTCTGTACAAGTGCATCTTTGAAAGCTGTATAAATAGCAGAAAAACCTCTGTTCTCTTTATAGAAAACATGGTTAATATAATCACTTGCTTGTTTAGCTACCTTTTCATCTTCAGGCCCAGCAGGTTCACAATGAAAGATATTATCTCCTGCTGTAAAAATCTTCATAAGAGAAGGCATTAAAGATTCTACAGTATCAGAAACATCAGTACTAACTACTTGAGATCTACCTTCTTGTTCATTACCAAAAGGTTTACCTAAATAGTATTCTAATGATTTTCTTCTACGTGTAACTATCTCACCACCAATGTAACCTGATGATGCTCTAAGCTCTCTATTTAATATTGATATAATTTGATCTTCTGTCATACGATATATTTATAATCTACATTTATGGGTCTTTGCCAATCTGATGTATCTATCGGATCATGTACACATCCGTATCTAAATGCATCAGCTGCGTGTGAACACCAGTCATGCAGAGGTTTATTTTTAAAAACTTGGTTTTTCTCATCCCATTGTTTTCGATATTGTCTTAATGCATCTAGTCCTAATTTACATTTTTCTCTATCAAACCAACAATGTGGTAAAGCATTCCTAACAGATTCTATACCATGATCAACCTCTAATTTAGGAGCTACCTCAAAGTCTATTCCTAGTTCTTGAGCTACTTCTAATCTAGATTTCCCAGTACCAAGCTCTCTTGCTTGAATATCATGAGGTGCGATATGTCTTTCATAAGCATAGTTTTTATCCTCTAAGACATCTGCATAATGGGCTAAAGACTCACCTGAGTTTTCATAATAATCTATGACGTGAATCTCCTCACCTACTCTTTGTACAAACCAAATAGCTGTCGAATCCCCGATCCCTAAATCCCACCATGTCTCAACACCAACGTGTTCCTCAACAGGTATACTCCCAATTCTTTTTTCGTTATCAGCTTTGGTTATTAGTTTTCCATAATAACTACCACTTACAGCAGCTGTAAAAGAACATTCAAACTCTTGGTTATATTGTTCTTCAGTCATTATAGACTGAGCATCTTTTAATTCTTCTTCAGGTACTACACCTGTTTCTGATGCTCGATACATTTTTGCAAACCAGTTCTTAGCTCCTCGTTGTGCAAAATCGTAAACTTCCCAAAACTGATTATGACCCATAGGAGTTCCTATGAACATAACCCATCCTAATGTGTCAGCAACTGCTGGACGTATAATTTCAGTCCAGGTTCTTGGTGCCATGATAGCAAACTCATCCATCACAACTCCATGAAAACCAACACCTCGTAATGAGTCAGGGTGGTCAGCTCCAAATATTTGAAGCGTAGATCCGTTAAATAATTCTATTTTTAATTCTGTTTCGTTTTTACTACCACCTAAATACATTAGTGGCTTTGTATAAATTTTTAAATATTCCCAAGCGATAGATTTCCCCTGTCGGTAGGTTGGTGCAATAAATGCACATTTTCGCATGGGTTTCTCGACAGCTGTTTTAATCAGTTGGTTAATCGATAATACTGATTTACCAAATCGTCTATGACATACTAGAACACTAAATCTTTTAAGTGCATTGTGTACATCTTGTTGATAAGGTCTTGGCTTATATGGTATTTCTACTTCAGCGACTTTTTTCTTAGTCGTCTTTTTGCCAGGAGACTTTGATTGCAATTGGTTCATCTGTTCCTATTTTAGTATTAGTTGATGCTAATCTTGCATGAACAAATGGTGCTGCCTTTTCGGCTGCATACATCTTACGTTCAGGTGAGCTCATAGGATTGTTTAACACAGATAATAAATAATCCAAAGGAGAATGTTGGTATTTTACAGCCATCTCCTCCATAGACTTCCAATTCTTTTTAGTCTTTGCACCAGCAGGTCTACCAGCTCCAGGTCTTTTACCACCATGGTTTTCTGATTTATCTACTTCGTTTTCGTATGTTTTATCTTCAACCATTAGATTTTTCTGCCTCTTTTATCAAACTGTCTAAATTCAGGAAACTTAAATTTCTTAGCTTTACCTAATCTATAAACAGTAGGAGTTGCTGCTAAAGCAATAGTTAAAGGA